TATACATATAATCACAATCAATGTTATTAACCACTATCTTGGCTAATGTTGTCTTACCAGTACCAGCTCTTCCGTATAGAAGAAGGTGAGGCACATCTTCTGATTCAAGATATACCTTCACCTTACTTTTAAGATGCTCGTTACCAATGTAAGTCGATAAGTCCGTTGGACGATATTTTTCTACCCACAAAGAATGAGACATTAATCTACATCCTGCATAGCAACTACGTAATATGTAGAATCATAGTCATCAACCTTAAAGTTTACTCTAGCTAAACCTTCGTTTGAAACTTCCAATACCGCTGATGTACATTCACGATTTGCAACTAATACTTCTTTGAAAAGATTAGCATTAAATGTGATTGGATCTGTCAAGTCATTAGATGTTGTTTCAACTGGAATATTCACACGATTTGTATTTGTTGATGAGTAACCAATCACAACTTCACAACCATTAACACCATTAACAATTGTAAACGTATCAACATCACTCAAAGCACCTTTACCTTTGATAAAAGTATTGATAAAATTGTTATCTAACTTTATCTGTGTTCCAAATTCAGGTAGTCTTTTAAGTGCTGGTGGATCTGCAATTACAGACAAATCACTTAACACATAGTCAACTGAAATTGGTCCGTTCTTCACTTTAAGTGAATATGCCTTATCACCTGCTCTTGACACATCTAATGACACATCATCACCCAAAACACCAATCAAACTTTTTAATTGGTCGGTTTGATATACACCAAGTTCAGCATCTTCAAACGGAAATTTATCAACCTTTACATTACCCAATAAGGATTTATCAGGTGTAACAAATGAAGTCGTTAAAGTGTCACCATTTGATTTCCACTTTACTGAATTTACATTTCCACCCAAATTGTATTTTTGAATGAATCTATCTAACTTACTTTTTTGCATCTTTTTCTCCTATAACTTTATATTCTTTAATATACGAAACTTTTACTAATAAACCAAGCATTATTTTTCCCAATCTGGAATTTCTTCACGAATCCACTCTATATCTATAAAACCTTTATCATCCAATATACGCCTAATATCTTTTTCTGTTTCTCCAAACAACCAAAATTGTATTACTTTACCTTTAGGTTTATACATATTCATGTCTCTTGCTCTTATATGAAACCACATTAGAAAAATCTCTCCAATGTATTTATTTTATCCACAGGCATATCCCAATCCAATGCTTCATAGAACATTTTAATCTTTTTTAATAAAGCTCTATTAAATAACTTTTCATAATCTATGTTTTCTTCGATGAACTCCATAATCTTTGGTGGATCATCATAACCCTTAAAAGCAATTTGTTTTACATTCATTGGATTTGGTTTTAAATAAACCCATTTAATCTTTTCTGATGATTTTATTTGTTCGAAGTTATTTAAATTCCAATGTTTTAATAAGTCATTATAAATCCAAGCAGATTTAACGTGGACAGGTGTTCCCTTGTTCATCGATGTAAATATACTACCCTTACTATGTAGTTTACCAACCTTTCTTTTATCAGCAAACTTACTTAGATTTCTAACACCAGTCGGTAAAGCTATATCCATTATATCCGATGTTTTCATCTCTTTCTTGAACTTTAATATCTTTTCATCAATGATATCTTTATCAACGTCACCCAATATGTCTTTCAACACACCAGTCATTAACTCTCTCATCGCTGGTGGGAATGAACTTCTCACAATATCCAAACCTTTTACATCCAACTTATCACAAGTCAAACCACCATCATTAATAATCCATTGTCCATATCTTTTCTTGGTAACCCAAAATGCTGACTTAGCTACACACTCTTGTTTGATATCAAATCTGTGAGTATCACAATTTAGAAACTTTTTAGCAAACAGATTGTAAGAATCATTAATGAAATCTTGAACAACCCCCGCTGTTTCTAATATCTTCTCCGTCATAAACTTATCATCTGTTAAGTCAGCATTTGGATAATCTTTTTTAACTAATGGAATAGCTGAATAAAATACTGAATCTGTATCTGTGTAAATACAATAGTCCTTTTTGTCACCAAGTTTATCATTATAGTATTTGTTGGCGATTCTTTCCGTAAATTTAATTAATTCTTGGCCTGTAACTGTTGTAGCCTCAGCGTTGTCAATATCATAGAATCTAAACACAGGTAATCCCAACACCCCATATAAAGAGTTTAGTACAATCTTTTGAACGTGTTGTCTTCTTTTGAAATATCCGTGTTTTTCATCATTACCCTCTTCACCATATTTCTTCATCAATCTTTTATACTCAACTCTTTCATCAAACCACTTGGAAAGTATAGAAGGAATCAAACCTTTTTTATCATTACGGTACAGAATACCATTTGAAGATATGGATACTTTATTAGATTTAAACATACTAGCTAACTCTTCATTATTCATATGTCCTTGTTCTTTACCATTCTTTTCCAATGAATAAGTTTTTGGTGTACCTTTTATAAACTCTTCTCCATTCCAACCATTCACCTTACCAATCTTCATCTCAGGTGAAATATTCAAAGTCATAATCGTTGAAGGATACATTGAGGTTAAATCCAAATCAAACACCCAATTGTATTTACCTGGATTAGGATCCTTAACGTATGCACCCGTAAACTTATCATCTTCACCTCGATTCATTTTCTCTCTAGCATCTAACGCCTTGTTTGGTGCAACCACTCCAATGTTTTTCAAATATACTAAAATAGCACCCTCAAGATAACGACTACTGTAATACACATCTTCATAAGGTGTGTGACCAACGTGAGATATACCACGAGCCAATTCAATAAACTTTAATTTATCATCTAGTTTTTTTACAATTTTAACATCATTTAAGTTATATTCAATATACTTGTCAATATCTGTTTCGTATAAATCTTGTAGTGTTCCATCAAATTCAATCTTACCAAGTCCAACCTCAAGTTGTCCGATATAATCCAATCTATATGAAGATTGTTGTGTGTATGTGAATAATTTATAAAGTGGTAGATAGTCTAAACAAGATACACCAGCAATCTTGTATCTTCGTTTATGTTCTGAATAAAACACCTCACCGATTGGTGATAATGCATTAGCAAATTGTTGTCCTAAAACTCTTGATGTTCTATTGTATAAATAAGGGATATCAAATCCATCAATATTCCAACCACTCAATATAGTTGGATTGATTTCAAGATACTTTTGATAAAACCTTTGTAGTAATTCCTCTTCTGATTGAAAGGATTCAACCACATCTGTATTTGGAACATTACCTAAAACATAACAATGATACCTATCAGATGTCTTGTCATAAAGAGCTATAGCAGTAATCTTATTTTCAGCTCTATTTGGATCTGGAAATCCATTTGTAACTTCAACCTCAATATCAAAGTAGACCTCACGATGTCCAACTGAAGGCTCTTCTGAATCTTGATACATATCAACTAATGTTCTAGTTTCAATAGGAATATCGGATTCAAATACTTTTCCGTTTTTCAAATCATCACCAGTCCAAAAGTTTACCTTTTTTAACTTGTCACCATATAAAGAACGATATGTTCCTGTTTGTGATTTTACATAAGCGTATGGTTTGTATTGAAACTTTTGATAACCTGTTTTGTCATCCCAAAGATGAACTTCACTTGATGTTTTAGTTCGTTTTACATAAATGTTTTGATACATATATTAATATACGAAAACTTTCATTAAGATCCAAATACTTTTTTCTTACCACCATCATATTCGTAAGCATGACCGTTTTCTTTCAACAATTCATTTACTGATTTTTCGTGGCCTTTTACAAATAGTTCACCTAACACTCTTCCATATTTTCCAACTCCATGTGATATGATTGAAAATTTACCATCATCAGAGTTTTCCAATAAATCTTTTACATAAGCTTTAGCAGCTAAACCTTTTTCTTTTTCCTCAAGATTACGAGTTCTTGATTCCCAAGCATCCACTCCCATAAATCTAATTCTATTCTTAACCCATACATTAAAACCTAAGTCAATCATAGCATCACAAGTGTCACCATCTACTACTCTGACTAACTTACAACTATATCCGTGTTTTTTAACCTGTTTACCCATTATTTTTCTCCATTAATTAACCAAGATGATGATTGTATTTTACCACCACCAATTCCCCATAACATCGTTACATCTAAATTTCTACAAGTATCCATTTCAGGTGTATTACCTTTAGTTCTATCACCACCATTGGCAAAGTATATTTGATAATCAGTTCTACCTGTTGGATTGTTATGTTCATGGTCATGATTAAACATTCCACCATTATATGTGCTTCTTACTTGATGTATTAAAGAACAAGCCGTATCATCTCTATCATCAAACTTTACAACTGAACTTATGTACTTAATACCTTCAAGTATTTCTTTTCGTTCATAAAACTCCATGAATGGTTTTCCTTTTTTTCTAGTCAACCATTCATCTGAATTTAATCCTACGATTACTTGATGTCCTAGATTAGCGGCCTCTCTAAACATTCTCATATGTCCTTTGTGAACTGGATCGAATCCACCACTTAATATTATTACTGACCTTCTCCAATCTTTTTTATTCATTCATACCACCATGTTTTTTCGGTAACCCATACTTGTTAACTCTTATATAAACCATTTTATCTATACTACATACAGTTCTATCCGCCTGTAAACTTCTTACATCACAAGCCAATGTGCATGATGTTTTTCCTATCTCCAAAGTTTGCATTCCTATCTCCACCACATCACCCTCTAACACAGGAGCTTTAAAATCAATTTCTGAAATATATTTCGTTACAATTAATCCAGTTTGTAACTCAAGTGCTGCATGTATACCACCCTCTTCATCAATCCATTTTAATAATTGTCCACCATGTAGTGTTCCTCTTGGATTTAAATCTGCTGGTGTTACTAATTTTCTCGTTAAAAACTTCATAACTATTCCCTAATAATTTTAATACTTCTCAATATTTTCATTTTTTGCGTATCTAATTTTTGTAATAATTCATATCTAGATTCTAATGCCTGATAATCTAATAATAATTTTGCGTATTCTAATTTTAACTCTTCGCAAGACATCTCTTTTGGTTTTTTATCACAACAAAACTTTTTCGCAAAGAATTGTGATTTATCTAAATTTTCTAATCTTTCTTTTGTTTTCAATGCTGGAAAATTATCCTCTAACCAATTAATTGATTCTCTCATTGATGTACCAAGTATTTGATTAACAAGTAGTATTACATCTATGATATTCACAACACCATCTTGATTCATGTCTCCAGTTAACAATTCTTCCTCTGTTGCTGGTTGACCTAAGACAAGATTTATCAAAGTAATTACATCATTAATATTTAATGTATAATCAAAATTAACATCACCATATAAGTCCACTACAAAATTATCCTCAGGTTCTCCTATGTAACTAAAGAACCAGTCTAGTTTTGACCATACCTTAGAGTAAACTCCAGGATAACCAGCTTCAGCACAACCATAACCCCAACTTACTATTCCGATTAACTCATACTCACCATCAGAGTTTGTCATAATTAGAGGGCCTCCAGAATCTCCTTGACAAGAATCCTCACCACCATTTGAATCACCTGCACAAACCATATTATTTGTAATTGAACTATTGGAATAATTACCACAACTATTATCAATCGGTACATCTACCTCTAGTAGTAAACTAGAACTCCAACCACCAGACTGAGTTGCACCCCAACCCATAACAGTTGACATTATAGGCTCCTCATCATGTGCAGTATCTGTGATTAACTGTATTGGTTCAAAGTTTGTAATCGGTGATGATAATCTTAAAAGGGCATAATCATTATCAAGTGACCAACTACTATATTGTGGATGAATAATTATTTCTGACACATTTCGTGTAACTGAGCCTGTTGTTCCATTTACATTGTGTAATCCAATTTTTACTTGAATACTATTTGGTGAGTCTCCCTCAACACAGTGTGCAGCTGTTACTACCCAATCTTCTCTAACCAATGAACCACCACAAAAATGACCACCCCAACCACCAGTTGATTGTAATGATACCATAAAATCATATTTACAATTAGGACAAGCTGGACTCACCTCTTCACCACCAACAATCATCGGTTGTGGTAATTCACCAGGATTTATCGTATGTTGTTCTTGTGTTAATAATCTTGTCTCTGGTTCGTTTGACAATGGATTTGTATCTTTACAACTATTTAATGTGGACATAACTAACATTAAAACAATTAAAGCTATGATTTGTATTATTCTTGTGACTATTTTTTTATACATTTTTATTTCCTTTCACGTCCCCATAACCATCGAAGTTATTTAAAAGAGATTGTATGTTTTCTTCAGCTTGAGATAAACTCTCTGTCCATTTTTTTACTTCTTCTAATAAATCCGTGTGTTCTCCTATACCAACCGAATTTTTTAGTAGTATTTCTAAATGAGCTATAGCTTCTGATTTTTGTGCTTTATATGAGTCTATTGTGGCCTTTAACAAATTGTTATTCATGTCTGTTCTCCTATACTATTTCACAAGCCCCACCGGCACAGGCTACTTCACCTTTTAAGTCTGTGTTGTCTTGTTCTTCAGTTATTCGTGCTAAATTAATATTTTTCAATGTTTCTACCATTTTATCGTAAGTTGCTTCTTCACAATCTTCAAATGGTGCTTGTTTATAAGTTCCACCATCATAGGGTAAAATACTTAATCCATTATATGCTTTTTGATTTTTCCACATCCACTGTCCTATGTCTTCCCACTCATGTTCTTTAACTGATATTGTAGCCGACACATTGTGTGTATTCATTCCACTTCTGTGTCCAGCCTTTACATAATTTTCACTAATGAATTTTACTCTTTCCAATAATTGAAATGCAGATTCAGTTCTCATTGTAGCTCCATCAGGTGCTTTTTGTGGAACTGATATAACAGCAGTATCGTGTGGTCTAAAATATTCATCTTCAACTAATTCAGGATGGTTTCTCATTAAGTATCCATAAATGGCTTCGTTCTTACCTACTCTGATTCTTCTAATGTAATAATCATTATGCCATGCGTGAATACCACTTGATGTTCCTAATGTTAATGATGTTGTACCTGCTGGTTTAACCGTTGTACATCTAGCTGCTGGTTTCACACCAATCAGTTCTGCAACTCTTTGGTTTTCTTCTTTCACAACTTTTGCAGCTTCTGTTACATCCAAGTCATCTAATTTATTGGAAGCGATTCCAGTCATTGACACTCCAATCAATGCATCTTTCTCAGTAGTTCTTTGCCATACCGGTCGTAAATAATGAAAGTCTGTATAACCAGCTTGAAGTGTTCCAATAAATGCTGCAGATTTAACTCTTTCATTTAAATCTTCTTGAGATTCTATATTTGAAACATTAACCTCTGTAAGATTACAAAATTGATATGGCCTTAATGCTATTTCACAACATGGATTAGTTCCCCAATCTTTGTCATTTGTTAAATAAATACCAGGTTCACCACTACCACTTGATTTAATTTTTTCCCATAATTCAAAGAAAAACTCTTCTGTGATTTTAGAACGAACCAATACAGCTGAATTGTTTGCTCTACCCCTTTGTGGATTTGTTTCCCACCAATTACCATACTTGGATGAAATCATTGAGTCATCATCTGCTGAGAATAATGAAATCAAAGCTGCTCTTCTTATCCCACCAGCCAACACAGCATCTGCTATGTGACAAACTATATCATGAACTTCCAACGTGGTTAACTTGTCTCCATTTTCTTTTGTTTCCAACAATCCATTAATCTTAACCAAACATTCTCTTAATGGTTGAGGGCCTGGTGCCTTACCACCACTTGTAACCAACTCAGCACCTTTTGGACGAATATCTGAAAAGTCAAATACTATTTTAGAACCACCATAAAAGTAAGATTTAATCAATACTTTGACAGCATCAGCCCAACCCTCAATGGAATCACTAATCAAATATCTTCTTCTTCTCTTAAAGTTCGGTAAATGTATCTCAGGTAATTGTTCAACATGATGTTGTTGAACTGAATACCCTACACCAGTTCCACCTAATAATAAAAACATAACTTCTGAAAACGATTGCCAATTATCTATTGGAAGATAAGCACAATTATAAACTCTATTAGGTGATATTTCAATTGGTTTACCAGCGAACTGCATACTCCTCATTGATGGTAAAACTTTTTTATCTAATACCATTTTATAAGCTTTATCTATTTGTGATTTTAACTCTGGATATTTCTTGATGTGCATTTTCTTATTTCTATCCACCAATTCTTTCCATGTTTCTCTTCTTTTCTTTTCAGGTATGTACCTTGCGTATTTCATATAGACAGTAATGTCTGACAGTATTTTTGTTGAAATATCCATTTAATTTATCTCCTACTTTTTGAGTACGAATATCGGTTCGTATTTATATCCCGCTCCCATAACTGATGAGAGAGTTAACTGTAGTGTTTTTTCGTGAGTTAATCCAAAACCTTTGGATATGTCTAAAGCTGCATTTTCAATGTTTTTACCACTTGAAGTGTTAGCAATATTCAGTAATAAATATCCGTTTTTCTTTAAACTTTCATAACAATTTTCAATTGTTTGAAATAAAAAACCATCAATCCACTTTTGTTCCTCTGGATATTTTACATAACTCTGTGTATCTTCATCACTATATTTTTCCGTATCAAAATATGGTGGTGATGTGAAACACAAGTCCACTTTTTCCTTTGGTCTAAACACCTCACTACCTAATTTATGTAATTCTACCTCTGTGTTCATGTAACTAAATTCTTTTTTTATTTGTTCTAAACCATTAAAAGTTTTTGTTGATGGTTCAGTTCCTATATATTTTTTTATTCTTTTTGATGACAGTGCACCTAACAATCTACCACCCCAACCACAAGACATATCCCAAGTCACACCATCTCCACCATAATTTTCATAGATACATTTAGCTGCTGTTGGTCTAAAATTAGATACAGCTTGTGTTCCTGAGTATATTTTTAATGATTGTCTTAATCTGTTTTCAGTGAACTTATTATTTTCTTGATTTTCTTCACCTTTAAAGTGTTTAGTTGACCAGTTCCAAGTTTTTTTTATGGTTGATTTAAATTTATCATCATCATGAAATATATCCCACGGAGTCATCTTTGCGTTACCACATTGAATATTCCAAAAATGAGGAAAATATGACCACGCCAACCTTAAACAATGCATTGTTTGAATAATTCTATCACCATCTAGTATTGTGTTTATATCAAACTTTTGAAGTTTTTTCATGTGTTGATGTTTTTCCTCTTCACGAATTGTATAGTGTGGAAATCCATATTTTCTATAATACTTAAATATGATATCAATGCCATAATCAATGTCAATATTTCTAATATTGTTTGTGACTCTATCAAATTCTAGTTGTAAGTCATCATACTCAAGAAATTCACCAAGAACATTGTAGTTAACTTGACTTTTCATCAAAATTATCTGCTGTGGTTGATGTTGTCCAATAACCTTGTGACACTTCTATATGTGTTGGATATTCCATTATTTTTTACCCTTTGTTTTTCTTTTAGTTTTCCTCTTTTTTAAACCTAAAAGTTGTTTTCTCGTTGGAGCCTTACCACCAACATAAGCTTCATTGTAATCTTTTGTTGTTGGATCATCAGCTTTATATCTACCTTTTTTATTTCTAGCTCGTTTTGGTTTTTCATCTGTTAGTGTAAAGTCTTTAAGACTTATTATGTCTAATATACCATCACTTATTTCTTTTATGGCTTTTCTTACCGTTTCACCTATTGTCATTCTGTCTCTCCCATTAAATCATCATAACGATTTGATAACATTTTTTTCATCAAATTGTCACGATTGTCTATTTTCTGTTGTTGTTCCTTACCACCAACTGAACTACTTTCATATATGTTTATAATACCAGTATTGGTGTTCACTTTTGCAGGATAAGTGATACCATCAGGACCGAATCTATTCTTGATAACATGGAATCTACCTGTGTTACCTATCTTATCTTCTACTTTTCTTGATAACGACATCACAAAATCTGCCGTCATTACTTTTTGATATGATTCAGATACTTTCTGTGCCTCAATCACATCCTCGTCAAGAGCACTTCTATTAGCTTGTGATGCTGTCCATATTGGAATCTGAAATTCACCAGCCAATCCTCTCAAGTCTTCATAAATGTTTCCAAGAGCGTGTCTTACTTCTCTTGAACCACCAATGTCTTTCAATATATCAGCATAATCTACAACCACCATATCAACTTGTGTCCCCAAAGTGGTTAATCTTTTTAAATGAGCTGATAGTGTGTTTACACCGGCTGTTTTTGTTGGAAAATATTTGATGACTAAATCACCTTTTAATTTTTCCATTTCTGAAATCACATCGTCTTTATGATACTTTAAATTCTGATTTGCAATACCTGTAAATATCGAATCATATCTTAAACCCACATATGATTCATTTAATTCAAGTGAATAATGAACTATATGTTTACCTCGTTTCATCGCATTAGCACCAATCGCAGCCAATACCCAAGTTTTACCAACACCGGCTGGAGCAACAATCACACCAAGTTCTCCACCACCCAATCCACCTTGAGTCAATTCATCAATAGTATCCCAACCAGTTGCAACTGTCTCTCTTGCAGTTTCAGAATACCTGTCCTCTACATGTTCAACATATTCATGTCCGATATTTCTTTCCGTTCCAGCGTTTAGAGCATCATCCACAATAACTTTAATTTGTTCATAATTACCATTTGTCTCTAGTATTTCTACAGATTGTATTATAGCATTTTTTAAAGTTTGATTTTTAAAAAAGTCAAGTGTTTTATCTTGTATAAAATCTAAATCAGGTGCCTCTATGTATCTGAATATTTCTTTTAGATTTTCTACAACAGATGTTTTTAAAACTTCATTTTCAACCTCATTAACCTTTACCTTAAAAACATCAAGTGTTATACACTTCCTATATTCATCATAATATTTTTTACACTCCTTTACAATCCACTTTAACGAATCACTGTCATAATTACTATCATTAAGTATGTCGTGAATTTGCTCAAGGAACGTTTGATTTTTCATTAAACAAGCTATAGACTTTATCTGAAACGTGTGTCCAAAATCTGTTAATTTATCCATTCAATCCCCTAAACCTATCCAATCTTACAAATTCCATAATCCAAGAGTCTAAATTAGGAATTGAAGATGTTAATTTATCCTTTAAAAACATTGTTTGAAATCTATACTTAACCAATTGTGGAACTTTACCATTTACAGCTCCTTGTATTTTCATCTTTGTATGATTTGGTATGTCTACTTTATTCAATTGCATTAGTAAATAATTTCTCTTTAGTAAGTTACTACTTTTTTTTATATTTTCCAAGAGTTTTATTTTGGAATCTGAATTATTTACAAAATTTATTAAATCCATAGCCGTAAAATCTTTATCTTCTGTAATCTGTGGAATATATTTTATCAATGATTTTAAACCAGCACCTTGTACTCCATTGATGTTGTCTGATTTATCTCCATCCAAGATTCTATACGTCAACATATTTCTTGATGGTATTCCAAACTCTTCTAAAACTGCTTGTTTATTATATAATTTCTTTTTCGTTGGACTCCAAACTTTCACTCTATCATCTATTAATTGTAAGAAGTCTTTATCGGTTGACATCAATATCACATCACTTTTTGGTAACAATTGTTGTGATATATATGCCATTGTGTCGTCTGCCTCAATTCCATCAACTGACACAAGTGTTAAGGGTAATTGTTCCAAGTATTCAATCAACCTACCCATTTGTTGTTTCATGGAATGTTGTTCATCTTGTGGAGCTGTTCCCCAATCCACATTACGATTCAACCTACGTTTAACTTTACGAGTTCCTTTGTATTCTGGATAAAGTTTTCTTCTTCTTTTACTTCCACCTTTTCCGTCAAAAACAATAATACAACGAGATGGTTTTAATATATCACAAGTATATCTTACTGATTTCATAAAACCAACCATACCACCAATGTGTAACCCATCTTCATTTAACGCAGGATTAACTGCAAACGACCTGATAAATGTATTCAGGCCGTCTACAATTAATACTCTGTCGTTTAGATGATTTACTGCTTTGTGTGTATCATCTTTGGTTTGTTCTAAAAAAGATATGTATTTTTTATTCAAATCTTTTTTAGAGTTCATCCACTACCTCATCAGTTTCTTCAACATCATCAATACCAAGTTCTTTTGAATCATATTTTAAAATACAAGCTTCACAGATTCTTGAGTAACAATACTCTCTAAGTTCATCATTAGAGTTCATTAGTTCCTCAAAATCTTTTGATTGAAACTTGTGCTCTTTAATAACTTCACCAGTCTCTGTATCAATCTGTGGTAGTGTATACCAAGAACCACCAACTTTACATATTTTGTGTTCTTTCATTACTGTTAACCAACTATCGTAGTCAGCAATACCTGTATCAAAATACAATGGAAACTCTGCAGTTCTCATTGGAGGACCTAATCTATTCTTAATCACTTGTCCTTTTATTTTAATACCAATGGTATTCTTACTACCATCTTTGATTTGTCCAACATTTTTGAATCGAACACGAGTTGATGAATGAAATGGTAAAGCCTTACCACCTGATGTAGTCCAAGGATCTCCAAACATCACACCTAACTTTTGTCTTAACTGATTTGTAAACACAAGAGCTACTTTTTGTCTAGCTATCATTTGAGTAATCTTTCTCATAGCCTTACTTATAATAATAGCTTTAGCAGTAGCCCAACCATCTTTATCAAAGTCAGCATCCATTTCTACTTTTGTAGAAGCAGCTGCTAATGAATCAACAAGAATTGTAACTAACTTATCTTTGTTTGATTCTCTGATTTTTGTGACAATTGTTTCAATAGTATCAAATATTTCTTCAACGGTTTCCAAATGAACATATAACATATTCTTAGTATTTACACCAATAGCTCTCAAGAACTCTTGAGATACTGCTGATTCTGTATCTATATAAACTGCTATACCATCTTTCTTTTGTGTTGAAGCTAACAAATGAGAACCTATCAAAGACTTACCACTACCCTCTAAACCATTCAACTCTGTAATTTTACCTACACCAATACCACCATTAGGTCTATTAGATATAGCTAAGTCTAACATTGTTGAACCTGTAGAAATGAAATCCGTTATATCAGTAGGATTTTCATCATCTTCTAGAAAGTAAGCAACCTGTTGATGTTTGAATTGTTTATTCAGTTCATCGGCAATTATCCCAGCCAATTCGTCTTTTTCTGACATATTGTTCTCCTATATTGTTATGAGTGAGAGAGTGATTCTACCATACACCCAAAGGGAATCGTGGTTTGTGAAATTTCCATCTCACTCATTACAAATTTATTGTTGATTAACTATTGAATAACTCATCAAATGCATCTGATACATCTGCAGTTGATTTAGTTTCAGTTTTTTCTGAAACTTGTTCAGTTGTCGTTGTTGTTTGTGCCACCTCTGAATCATCAGACGGATTTAAATAATTTTGAAGAACTTCTTTCAACTCATCATAAGTTGGTTCTGTGTAAAGTTCTGTCAAATCAGCCTGATTATCAAAAATACTCTGTAACTGATTAGAGTCTTCAGTTATCGATGTTTGATTAGGTTTAACCCTTACAGTAGTTTTACCATATTGATTACCAGCCTCAGCGGGAGTCTGTCTTTCAATACCGATATCCCTACCATTAGTAGCATCTGTGATGTCACCATAATCAGGATCTGCTATTACACCAAGTAATTCTTGATATACAGTTTTACCGAATCCCCAAAATTTAACACCTTCAGATTCTTTACCACGAACTATCACAGGTGCAAAAGTTCTCATTTTAGGTTCAAGTCTTTTACCTTGAATCCATTCGTCTTTATTACCTGTTGATTTTAGTTTG